ACAATCACTTTTGCTAGTAACTTAGCAACAGGTGATGTTATAGATTTTATAATTTTATTAGGTGACGTATTAAATATAGGCACACCTTCAGATGATACTATAACAGCAGCTAAATTAAATAATACTATGATATCAGGGCTAACTGCATTAACTAGTGCGCCTGCAGATACTGACGAGTTTATAATTAGTGATGCTGGAACTTTAAAAAGAATAGATGCAAGTTTAGTTGGAGGTAAAGATTTTGAATTATTAGCAACAAATGAATTATCATCTGACGCAAGTAATGTTACTTTCGATGATTTATTTACATCAGATTTTAAAATATATAAATTTTTTATACATAGCTTAGAACCTAACACAGAAGCTGCTAGATTGAATATGCTTTATAGACAAGGTGGTTCAGATGTTACAGATGCACATTATCATTATCTAATTGGTGCAGATATTCTTTATGGTTCAGATAGTGGAAGTACAACAAATCAAGAAAAAGATGTTCATGGAAGTAAAATTGTTTTAACTTCAGAAATGAAAAAAACAGGTAATTATACAAACTCTGTTGAATTAACATTATTTAATCCTTTAGGCACTGATAGATACAAAGCATGTATATGGCATAATCAAAATTTTGGAAGTGTTTTAACAGATTTATCAAGAAATTATATAGGTGCAGCTATTTACGATAATAATACAACTGCTTTGTCTGGTATTAAATTTCTTATGGATAGTGGGGATATAGATAGCGGTGCTGTTTTTAAAATGTATGGACTTAAATAAATGTCAATCAATGTGTGCAACAACAACTCCCTATCGGCAATCACTAGTATACCCGCAAGTATCTCTGGGGGTGCTTTAAATTTAATATCTACACAAACTGCATCAAGTTCATCTACAATAAGTTTTACTTCAGGGATAGATTCTACTTACAAAGAATATATATTTAAATTTACTGACATACACCCAGCTAGTGATAGTGTTCAATTTACTTTTAATGGCAGTGCAGATAGTGGTTCTAATTATAATGTGACTAAAACAAGCTCGGTTATTGAAACATATCATAATGAATCTGGTTCATCATCAGGCAATCAATATAATACAACTTTTGATATAGCACAAGGCACAGGGTTTCAATCTATTTCAGGTAATATTGGTAATGAAAATGATAGAACTTGTGCTGGACAAATTTTACTTTTTGAACCTAGTTCGACTACATTTGTTAAACATTATATTGCAAATGTTCAATTTTATCACAGTGCAGATTTTTCAATAAATCATTTAACTGCTGGATATTTTAATACAACTTCAGCCATTGATGCAATACAATTTAAAATGTCTAGCGGAAATATAGATGCAGGAACAATAAAATTATATGGCGTTAGTTAAATATAATAATAATAGTATAAGTAACGTTACAGCATTAGATAGTTTACCTAGTGGTGCTATGACACATATTAAAACTATAACTGCTAGTAGTGACTCTACAATAAGTTTTGTTGATGGTAGTTCAGATGTAGTCTTGGATAACACATATCCTATTTATATTTTTAAATTCATTAATATTCATGCGTCTGCTACTGGAAATTTTACTTTTCAAGGAAATGCAGCTGGTGCTAGTGGTTTTAATGAAACAATGACTACTACTTCTTTTGTTGCATACCATGATGAAAGTGATAGTACAACTGCTCTTGAATATAATGCTAGTGGAGATATAGCACAAGGAACAGGTTTTCAATATTTAAATATTAGTGGTGGATTTGATACAGAAAATAGTGCAAGTTTAAGTGGAACTTTAACTTTATTTGAACCAAGTTCTACAACTTTTATTAAACATTTTATAGCTCGTACAACACATATGGGAAATGGAGATTATACCCACAATAATTTTGTTGCTGGATATTTCAATGTAACGAGTGCTATAGACGAAATTCAATTCAAGATGTCATCAGGAAACATAGACGCTGGTACAATCAAACTATATGGAATTAAGGATAGTTAATGAGTATTGTTACATTAAATAATAGAGCACTTAGATCTGCAACAGCTGTAGGCACTACAACAGGGTTAGGTAATATGATCTTTATTAAAAAGTTAACAGCTAGTAGTTCTGCAACTTTATCTTTTGTTGATGGATCTAGTTCAGTTGTGTTGGATGATACTTACAAAGAATACTTATTTACTTTTAATAATATGCACCCAGCTACAGATGGAACAAATTTAAGATTTCAAGCAAGCACCGATGGAGGGTCAAATTATAATACAACAATGACTACAGCTACTTTTAGAGCCTTTCATAATGAAGATGATAGTCAAGCTGTTTTGCAATATGTTAATGCAGATCAAGGACAAGGAACTGATTTTCAAAAAGTAACTTATGGTCAAATTGGTGCAGATAATGACGAATGTGCTAGTGGATATATTCATTTATTTAATCCATCATCAACTACATTTGTGAAACATTATATGTCAGTTGCTTCCGAATTAAATGCATATAATATTGCACAAAATGGTTTTGGTGCTGGTTATTTTAACACTACGTCTGCAATAAATGCTATACAATTTAAAATGAGTACAGGGAACATAGATAGTGGAGATATTTGTTTATATGGAATTAATTAATAATAATAAGGAGAAAACTATGCCAAGATATCATAATATAAATGGTGAGAGGGTACAGTTCACAGCTGAAGAAGAAGCTGCTAGAGATGCCGAAGAGGCTGCCTGGGAAGCTGGTGCTTTAGGAAGAGCACAGGCTAATCTTAGATCTAGAAGAAATCAACTATTAGCTGAGACTGACTTCTATGCTTTATCTGATGTTACTATGTCGGATGACATGAAAACATACAGACAAGAATTAAGAGATTTACCTGAAGGTAAAGACACTGTTGAAAAATGTAATAACGCTACATTTCCAACTAAACCATAATTATAATGGCTCGTGTTAATTTTAAAAATTTTACACCACGACCAAAACCTAAAAAAAGACCAAGAAGACATAAAAAAAATTTAAATAAAGCAGAAAAAAGAATGACAAAAAAATATAGAAGACAGGGGAGATAATGGCAACACCTGATGAAACTAAATTACAAAAAGGTGCATTAGCACCTGCACAACAAGAACAAACTGGCAGTCAAAAAGCTGTTAGTTTAATTGAAAGTTTAGCTGCTGGAAAACCTAGTTTACCAACGGGATCAACTATATCGCCAGTATTACAAAATGTAAAAGCTGCTGAATTAATGCCCACTAGTGCTGGTGTTACTGCACAAACAACACCTACAGGTTTAGCAGCAAATATACCTCAAACAGCAGCAGCACCTACTATAGCTGCACCTACCACAGGATTAGCAGGAACACAGGTAACAGCACCGACAGCTGCAAGTGCTGCACAGATGACAGCACAACAAGTGTTATCACAAGTTCCTACAATGACAGCAGCAACAGGCACATTAACACAACCTATGCAAGCTGCTCAAGGTACTATAACAACTGATGCAACAGTTAAAGGTCAATTAGAGAGTTTACAAAATGAGGTATCAACTGCATTAGCATCAGGAAATCCTTTACCTGTATGGGCTAGAGGTGCTGCAAAAGCTACTGAAGCTGCAATGGCTAATAGAGGTTTAAGTGCTAGTTCAATGGCAGCTGAAGCGTTAGCTGAAGGTATAATGCAATCAGCTGTACCTATTGCTGCACAAGATGCTGCAACATATAAGCAGATGATATTCCAAAATCTGTCTAATAATCAACAAGCAGCAATTACAAATGCACAGTCATATCTTAGAATGGATTTGGCTAATTTATCTAATAAACAGCAAGCTAATTTACAAAATATAACCACAAGACAATCTTTTATATTATCAGATCAGGCAGCATCAAATGTTGCAGCACAATTTAATGCTACAAGTCAAAATCAAGTAAATCAATTTTATGATAAATTAAGCACAACAATTTCTGACCAAAATGCTGCTAGAATAGATGCTATGAATAAGTTTGCAGAAGCAGAAAGAAATAAAATTAATGCAGTTAATGCACAAAATACAGTTGCAGTAAATGAAGCAAATGCTAAAAGAGAAGCAAGTTTAAATCAATTTAATGCAACATTAGAAAATCAAAGACAACAATTTAATGTTAATAATCAAAAAGAAATAGATCAATCAAATGTTGTTTGGAGAAGAGCAATTAATACAGCTAATACAGCTTCAGTAAATGCTGCTAATCAAACTAATGCACAAAATTTATTAAATCTTTCTAATTGGGCATTGTCGTCACTATGGCAACAATGGAGAGATGAGGCATCTTGGATTAATACATCTTCAACAAATGAGGCAAATAGAAATCATAATTTAGCTATGGCAGCATTAGAAAGATCTACAGCTTTTGAATTACAAGATCAAGCATCAAAAGATGCATTGTATCAATTAATTGGTAAATTTGGTTTTAGTTTATTATAGGAGTAATTATGGCAATTAGAGATGTACTTAGTAGTGCTACAAGAGGAGCAATATCTTGGGTGGGAGATAAATTAGGAGTTCCATCAGATGTGACAGAAAAAGTAGCTGATTTAGGTGGTAAATTATTTGAAAAAAGTAACGCACCAAAAGATTATAGTGATTTTAATATAATAGATACTTCAGTTCAACCACAAAGTTTTGGTGGTAGAATGGGATTTGTTACACCAAGAATGTCTTATGGATCAAGTAGAGGTGCAGGTTCAGGAATGATGAATCTTAAAACCCAAAATGCTGCTACATTAAATGCTGAATGGGATTATAGATTGAATCAGTATTTTTATAAAAGAAGAATTATAAAACAAAGTTTAAAAGCATAAGGAGAATAAATGAATAGATTAGGAGAAGGTGCAGGAGATCCATTTGATACACCTATACCAGGTCAAAGTTTAACAGATACACCAGGAAACTATCCATGGGAACATCCACCTAAATTTACTAACACTAGTGAAGCTGCCGAACATCTTTGGGAAAGAATGACTCAACCTGAATTTGCTGAACAAATAATAGCTATGCTAGACGCTGGTGTTCCAGTAGAGGCAATAGGTAGGGTTATTTTATTAGGTGGATTTGTAAAAGGAACATTTAATCCTGATGTAGCTTTTATAATTGCAGAACCATTAATGAAAATGATTACAACTATAGGTATGGTAGCAGAAGTTCCAAATCTTAATATTTCTATGGACGATATTGGTAACAAAAATGAAATAAGATCAGCAGTTCAAGTAAAAGCAACTGCTGAAAAAATTGGTAAAGAAATTAAAGAAGAAATTAAACAAAAAGGTATAATGGCTAAACCAAATAAAGAGGAGTCTAAATAATGGCTATAGATTTAGGTAGATTTGCAAGAGGTGTTGCTACTGGTTATTTAACAGAAAAGATAAGAGACACTAGAGCAAAAGATCAAGCAATAATGAATGATATATTAACTGCTAAAAATCAATACTTTAATGTTGATAAACCACAATTTTTAAAAGAATTAAAAGAACAAGATAGTAATTTTAATTTAGCTAAAAATGCATTTAATGAACCTATAGCCAATGCATTAGCTGTAAAAGGTCTTTTAACAAATAAATCTCTTACAACAACTGTATTAAATAATTTAAAAGATAACCCTGCAGCACAAAAAGCAATATTAGCTGATGTAGAGGGAACTTATGATCAAGTAAAAACTGATGCAATTGAAGAATTTAATACTAAAAATCAAGGTTTAAAAGAATATTTTTCAAAAATACCAGGTGGTTTAGCAACTAATTTATTAGAGGTACAATTACCTGATGCAGGTAAAGATATTGCTGAAACTGGTATAAATACAGGGGCAGTTATGGACACTCCAGCAGCTGAACCTGCAAGTGGATTTATGATGGGTGAAAGTAATGTTTATAATATAAATAAACATGGCACTGAAAGAAGAGAATTTGATACTGATTTTAAAGGGATATTTACAAATAGAATGACTAATGCTCCTGACATAAATGTTGGACCAGATGATCCTAGATATGAATTGCAACAATTTTTAAAAGAAGGATTTGAAGAGGCAAGGGACAATAACTATAAACAGGGACTATATCAATATATGACAGATAAATATATAGATACACAATTCAAAAAACAAGGTATAACAGGATATCCTACTGGATTTGATACACAGCCTGAAATAAAAACTAAAGAATCTGATGTAAAAGGGGCATTGCCTGGTGATGGTGTTAAGTTTGATACTAGCCAAATAGGTGTAAAAGAAGATGCTAACATTAATATAAAAAGTAAAGTTCCTCTAGAAGGTGGTGGTGTGAGTTCACCATCTATAGTTATTAATAATTTAAGAGAAATAATAGCTAGAATAAGTGATAGCCCATCATTATCAGATGATGAGAAAAGTAAGAGAATAGATATAGCAAGATCAAGAGCTAAACAACAAATTGAAAAAATGGGTATAGACTCTAATAAATTTAATTTTTAATTATGTCTGATAATCTTTTTATTGACCTTTTACCTGAAGAAGAAAGGGGTCCAGGAAAAAATATTAACAACAATATGTTTAATGATTTACTTCCTGAAAATGATAAAAATAAAATTATAAAAAATGAATTTAAAATTTCTAATGAACCTGATAAAAAATTTTTATTAAAAGACATAACTTCTAACGATAATATTTTTAGTGATCTTTTACCTGAAAATGAAAAAGTAATTAATAATACAAAATTATTTTCTGATCCTGATACAGAATTTGGTATAAGTGATGCATTTATATTAGGATTAACTGATACTGTTCGTGGAGTAACTCAATTTGCTGGTGGTGAAAAAGTGTTTTTCATGGATGAGGATTTAAAAACACAGCAAGCTAGATTAAATAAAGCATTACAAGGTGATGGTGGCGGATTAATAGCCGCAGCATATTTTGGGGGTGCAATACTAGATCCTGTTACTTGGTTAATACCTGTATTAAGAGGTAGAAGTTTATATAAAATGGCTATGGCTGGAGGTGTTTCAGGAGGTTTAGCTGGAGCATTAGGTTATGTAGATGAAAATGGATTATTTAAAACAAGAGCACAGCAAGCTGGTGCAGGTATCATAGGTGGTGCTATATTATCTCCAGCAATAGGTAAAACACTTGATGCTTTAAAAGTTAGAAAAATTAACAAGCTTTTAGAGGATCAAAAATTTAGTGATGAAGATATAATAAAGCTACCTGATAATTTAAAAAGAACCATAGACTTACCTGGTGAAGAAGATATTTTTAAAGGAACTGCAAAACAATTAGCAAAAAGTAGAAAAAAAAGTAAAATAGAAGGTAGAGGAAAAGCACAAGCTATTGTTAGAGAAAAAATTAAATTAAAAAAAATTGATAGTTTAGATGGTAGACCTGGAAAAGATTCTAATAGAAATTTTATATTAAGGGGACCTAGAGAATTTTTTAAAACTATTATAGGTAACTACGTTACACCAGTAACAACACCTATATCAAAAGGTTTAAAAACATTAACACAACCTATAGCTGAAGGTGTAGATAAATCAAAAGCATTTTATACAAAAAAAGCAAAAGGTGTATACGATGATTATTTTTCTAGAGGACCTCAAGCTGGTGAATTTGGGACTGGTGCGGCAGGAGCATTATATGGATTTGCACTACCTACAGATGAAAAAATATTTGGAGTAAATGTTCCTGAAAGTGAAGGTGGTATTTTAGAAAGATTTTCTAGAGCAGGTCTTGGGTTTATGATGGGTTTTGGTGGTGCAAAAATTGCTAAAAAAGTACAAGTTCCTGATATTATTAAACAAAGAAGAGCTAAAGCACTTGGCATGGATGTAGAAGAAGATTTAAGTGTAGCAAGCTATTTAGCTAAAAATTTTGTAGATGGATTTAAAGTTCCAAAAAAATTAAAAGAGTTAGAAACAGAAGATTTAGAAGGTTTAAAAAATAAAATAGAATTAAGTTTTTTTAGAATATATCAAGAAGCAAATCAATTAAGCACTAAAGAAAGACAAGTACTATATAACTTATTAGAAGGAGATATAAAATATAATGTTGTGCCAAAAGATTTAGCTAATATTGCTAAAAAAGCTAGAAAACAAATTACTAAAATAACGAATATGTATATTCAAGCAGGTTTGATAACAGAAGAAACTGCTTTAAGAAATATAGAAAGATACATAAAAAGATCTTATGGTGGTAAAGAACTCTCTAAAATAGGTTCTGAATTAAGAGCTAGAGGTGTTTTAGAAACTATAACACCTAATGAATGGATTAATCAATACAGCAAAACTAAGGCATTTAAATTTGATGATGCTGGTAAATTAGTTCCTTTAAAGGGTCACAAAGGTTGGGAATTATTTGGTCAAGTTCAAAAGAAAAAATTTGAAGATCCTATTACAGCAACACCTGATGTAGTTAAAGATTTAATAAAAGCTGGTAGAGGAGATGAACCTATACTAACTGCTAGGTGGGAATATACAAAACAAGAACGTCTTGGTATGTCTGAGATAGAAGATGGTGCATTTGCTATTATGGAAACTGGTAGATTAATGTCACAAACTTTACCAAGATACAAATTTTATGCCGATGTAGCTGCACAAACTTTTACGAAAACTGCACCATCAGCTGATGAAATAGCTAAACTTGATTTAGTAGAAGTTCCTAAAACTAAAAGAACAGGTACTATACAATTTACTTATGGTGATTTAGCAGGTAAATATATACCAAGAGAAGTTTACGAAAACATATTTCAAATTAATAAAATTACAGAAGGTCCAACCTTACCTGCATTTAAATTATACAGAGATTTAAATCAAGTTTGGAAAGCTAGTAAAACTGCATGGAATCCTACAGTTCATGTAAATAATATGATTAGTAATTTAGTTTTATTAGATTTAGTTGATGGTAGTGCTAGTTTATTACCAGCTGCAGTAAAAGCATTTAATAATCAAAGCAAAGGTAAATCAGTTAAAATATTAGAAGAGGCAAGTAATCTTGGAGTATTTTCTAGTAACTATGTTAAACAAGAACTAAAAGGTGGTATACTAGATCCTGATAAAATTAAACCTGCACATTATACTTATGATCCAAGTAAAGATACTATAACAAATGCTGTTGGTATGTCAAGTTTTATTTATAAAGACTTGATTAAAAAAAATAAATTTGGATTACAAAAATTATCTGATTATTATGCACTAGAAGATTCTATATTTAGATTAGCTTTATATATGGATAGAAGGAAAAAAGGATATAGTAAAGTGCAAGCTGCTCAAGATGCAAGAAAAGGTTTTATAGATTATAATATTCAAGCACCAGGTATAAATGCATTAAGAGCATTACCTACTCCTTTTTTAGCTTATACATATAGAGTTATACCTATACTTGCAGAAACAGCTGTAGTTAGACCTTGGAAATTTGCTAAATATGCAGCATTAGGTTATATGTTTAATAATGCAGGTGAACTATTAGGTGAAGGTTCTCCTAAAGCAGAACGTGCGTTAATGACAGAGGAAGAAAAAGGGAGAATAGGTGGACTTCCTTTTTTACCTTTTAAAAATATAAAGTTACCAGTAGATTTTAATATTGATGAAGATAAATCAACATATATTAATTTAACTAGATTTGTTCCAGGTGGTGATATATTTGATTTAAATTCAGGAACAATACCTCTATTACCACAACCATTACAGGCTAACTTTGGTCTATTTGGAGAGGTTATGGCTCCTATGTTAGGCTTTGATTTATTTAGAGGTGATGTTATAAAAGGTCAAAACATATCTGAGTTTGAAGATTTTTCTAGTAGAGCAAAATTTGTCGCAAAAAGATTAATACCTAATTTTCCTTTTGTTCCAGGATCTTACTCTACAGAAAGAATTGAAAGAGCAAGAAAAGATAAAACACCTTTAAGTAGAGGTGAAAGTGAAATTTTAGCATTTGCAAATACCATTGGTTTTAAAGTAACTCAACCTACAATTAGTAGATTAAAAACTATAAAAACTCTTGAGTTTAGAAGAAAAATTAAAGGACTACAAGAAAAATTAAGAATTACTTACAACAAATATGATAGAGGGCAAATATCTTTAGAAAAAAGAAATGATCAAATTTCTGAAATAGATAAACAATATGTAAAAATAAGAGATAAATTTGCTAAAGATACAAATGTTCCAATAGATTTTCAAAAAGCTGTGCCTTTAAGTGAATTTCCATCTACAATATTAGAGGCAGTTACAGGTGGAATTAAAAAACAAACAGAAAAATTATTTAGTAAAGAGTAATGGCAAAACAACCAAAAACAACTAGTGAACACTTAATATCCCTGTATGGGTATATAACAGGATTAAAAAGAGAAGTATCTCAAATAAAAAATAATCATCTTAAACACTTACATGATGATGTGGATAAGTTGCATGGAAAAGTAGATACTCTACTTTATGCAATATTGGGTGGGCTAGGGGCAACAATATTAACATTAATAGGACTATTTGGCTAATGGACAAAAGAGAAAAAACGGATATAATAGTAATACATTGCACACAAACTCCAGCAGATATGGATATTGATGTAGAAAAAGTTACACAATGGCATAAAGATAGGGGTTTTGACACAATCGGATATCACTATTTAATTAAAAGAGATGGTACACTGCAAGTAGGTAGAGATGAAGATGTTGTAGGTGCACATGCTGTCGCAGTTAATGGCACATCAATAGGTGTAGCACTAGCAGGCGGTGGCACTCCAAATATGGGTTGGGAAAATAATTTCACGCCTATACAATTTGAAACATTAAAAAGTATTATATTAAAATTAAAAGATAAATATAATATAGAAAAAATTATAGGTCACTATCAGGTTGATGAGAAAAAAGAATGTCCATCATTTGATGTACCAGGATGGTTAGAAAAAAATGGCTTGGTTTAGTTTAGCTAAGATTGCGATCAATGCTGGAACGCACATCTATAAAAAACGTAAAGAAACACAAATGCTAATGGCAGATGCACAAAATATGCATGCTGCTAAGATGGCTCGTGGAGAGAGTGAGTATCAGGGTAAACTTTTAGAGGCTCGTCAATCAGACTGGAAAGATGAATTTGTATTAGTAATTTTAACAATTCCAATATTGGTGCTTGCATGGGCAGTTATAAGCGATGACCCTGAAGCAATGAGGAAGGTAGAATTATTTTTTGAATATTTTTCTACATTACCAAGTTGGTTTACCAATCTTTGGATACTTGTTGTAGCAAGCATTTTTGGTATAAAGGGTACACAGATATTTCGTAACGGAAAAAAATAGATGTCCGATAACAGTTTTGAACTGATAAACGAATACAAAGAACAGGTTCGTATTTTAAAACAAGAGGTAGCTGAGTTACAAGATGCAGGTAAATCTAAAGATGCAGCTAATAAAAGATGTTTACAAAAACTAGAGCATGCTAATAAAGACTTAGAGGATGCTCAAGAAAAAATAAAAAAGTTGGAGGAAAAGAATGATAAAGAAAATATTAGAAAAGATAAAAAATCTTTGGGATAGATTTGTTGCTTGGCTTTTTAGTTGGCAATAATGAAATTATCATTGGTGCTTATTATATGTTCCGCAGTAAATTCTACTTGTCTTCCCCCAATGAATACTGGTTTAAATTACAATACTTGGTATGATTGTATGATTGGAGGTTCAGAACAATCTATAGAATTTTTAAAATCATCTGATAAAAACCAAACTAGTGAAAATAAACTATTTATAAAATTTTCTTGTATAGAAAATATAGAGGAAATTATATGAGTTTATGGTTAAAAAAGATAATAGTAAAAATAAGAATGGGATATGCTGATCTTAGAGGACATCATGGTAAAAAATGGAACTATGAACCTGGAGATTGGTATATGGGAAGAAATAAAAGAAAATGAGTAAGAAACCTTTAAACATATCTGAGGAAGCTGCTGTGCAAATGCCAATGAAAACAGTTGCCAGTTTAATAACATTAGTTGCAATCGGCACTTGGGCTTTTTTTGGAGTGCAAGAAACTTTAAATCAACATTCTACTAAAATAGAATTAATGCAAAAAGATTTAGAACATAACACAGAATTTAGAATTAAGTATCCTAGAGGTGAATTAGGACAATCAAGTGGAGAGGCTGAGTTATTTATGCTAGTAGAACATATGGCAGGATTGATTGAGTCTATGGATGAAGAATTAAAAAATATGAGAAATAATAGAATTAATATTGATTTTTTAAAAGAACAAGTATCAAAGCTACAATCTGACGTAGAAAAATTAATTAGAAATGGAAATGGAGCACACTGATGGTAGAGTTAGTTTTTGCATTATTACTTATACAAGACCATAAAATTATAGAACATCGTTACCATGAGTCGTTATCAAAATGCCTTAAAGCAAAACGTTATGCTATGAAAGACAAAAGCACAAAAGATAGAGTTGTATATAAGTGTATTCAATCTAAGGCTAATGTAGAAGTGTACATGGGCGAGAAAAAAATATTATCTTTGATAATGGATTAAGTGAAAAGAGTTTTTAGAAATTTATCTTATTTAAATAATTTTGCAAAAATGTTAAGAGATGCAAGATTTAGGCAACATAGATTAAATAGTAAAAAAATATACAATAGAAAAAAATATAATATAAAAAATATTAAGGATTAAATATGTATTTAAATGCTAATATACCAGTTATAGAATGTTATGTCCGAGGTAATTATCTAAGAGATCAAAAAGATTCTCATGATAAATACTTTGAGTGTGTAGTATTTGGATTTACTTCTATACCTAAACAAGTGCCTTTATTTCATTACATGATGACAGATGGTGGTATATGGTGGAGAGCACCTATATCTGCATTTTGTAAAAAACCAGGTGTAAAAGAACTACCATTAAACGAATTAATGTTATGGGATTCATTTAGTTATAATGTTAGTGTAACTAGATTTTATCAATTACAAGGTTGTAAAATGCTATATACTTCTAGAAGAAAAAAAGAAAGAGAAGGTACTTATTTATTTACAATTGATTGGTGTGCTGGTGACTATAACGAATTAGATTTTGGATATGCAGAAAAACCTGATCAACATAAGTGTGGTCATGTTATAGAATTAGATGACGGTAACTATGCAATTCAACCCAACAATAGACTAAGGATATTTGATCCTTCTATGGCTGCTGATCCTAGCAAACCTCTTATCCATAGATTAGTTAATACTAGAATATGGTCTGTCGAAGATACTTCTAAATGGATTACTGATGAAGATCAAGAAGGAAGTTATGACTATGAATATAAGGAGATGAAAGATGGCAAAAAAGAAAAGCACAGTAAATAAAGCAGGTAACTATACAAAACCTGGTATGAGAAAACGAATGTTTAATCAAATCATGGCTAGTTCAAAGGGCGGAAAGCCTGGGCAATGGTCAGCAAGAAAAGCGCAAATGCTGGCTAAAAGATACAAGGCAGCAGGTGGTGGATATAAGTAATGATATATTTTATTAAAAAAATTTTAGGAATAAATAATTTAGAATATAAAATTAGATTACTTGAAAGAAAAAACTATTGGCGAGAAAAATACAATGGTAGCAAAAG